CTCCCACTTGCGGATCGTCAGGCAGATCTGTCCACCTCCGTCGCTGTCGGCGTCGAGGATCTCATACTCACCGAGGGGCTGACCGTTGCAGTCGAATGGAATAATGACGTGATCGCCCTGAAGCGGGAGCACCAAGAACTCAGCCTGACGAATATCGAAGATGGTTCGCTGGTCCGATATGATCGAGTTGTCCAACCCGGCGATGTCCAGCTCATAGGTGTTGAAGATGCCCCTGGATGGATACGACGCCACGGTCGGCTGAGACACCTTGGGAACGAACGTGCACGGTACCGACCAGAAGTCAAACACTGGCTTCTGAAGCAGGGTGTCTATGTCGACTGCCATTGAGGCTCCTCCAACAGGTCGGTCATCCTCTTGTTCAGACCCTCCCTGACGGCTGGATCGGTGGTGCGGTCCCTGACCTCCCCCTCCTTGGCCCACCACTTGCTGCGCTTTCGACTACGCCTGCGACGTCGTCGTTGCGGTCCTACATACGCCACGAACTCTCCGCCCTCAGAAACTCCTTCGTTCACTCGCAGCCAATCCTTCTCTCTGAATTTTCTCCTTCCCCTCCTCTTTAGAACCTTGGCACCTGGACCTCTCCACACCCTGGTCATGGCGGTGGTCTTGTTTTCGCTGTGCTCAACCGTCATGTTCGGGTGACGCCGTCCCAGGTCCTCGATTTGCCACTCCACCAAGACCTCGGGGACCCGGCGATGAAGTTCAGCCAGCTGCCTCTCCATCTTAAGCAGCGTGGCCGCGAAGTCGTCGGCACCCTCTAGGGCGAGCTTAAACATTGATTCGCATGTAGTGTGTGAGCAACGCCTTGACTGCGTTCATCGTGGTGGACAGGCCGGAGGAGGTTCCTCCGCTCTCGGTCTTCGATGGAGGATGAAACATGATCCGGCTCTCTCTGTGAGCAATCATCCTGAGGCCGCTCGTCACCTCCTGTGACGCTATCCTCCTATCTGCCTGAACAAACATCTGCATGGCCTGCTTCAGGGCCGGTGGTGTCTCGTCAGGAACAAGATAGCCGCCGGTGTAGGTGACAACGATGGGTTCACCAACCGGGCCGAACAGATTGATCTTCCCAGACTTTTCCTCGAGGTGATAACTAACCGTAGCTCCATTGCAAAGCACAGTCTCTAGATCGTCTTGCTTCACTGGATAGTAAGTGAGGAACACTCGAGGAGAGTCATACGGCATCAGGTCTCCTCGCACTGTCTCCTCCACCTTGGCCTTGGCAAACTCTCTGTTACAGAGTTCAGCAATCATGTCACTGTAGTTAGTGATCAAGATCTGAAGCTGGGCATCCTCGGTAGTGTCGGTGATGCCCAGCATGGTCTTCATCTCACTCAGGGTGACGAGGTCCCTGGTGACTGGAGGCTGGAGGACAGTTATGACTGAGTCGCCCATCACGCCGCCTCTGAATGGAACTGCTCGAACAGAGACCTCAGCTCGATCGGCTTGCCGAACTCACCAGATGACAGTACCGGTATGACTCGATACTTGTCCCTGTCGATCTTCCACTCAACTATCGACTTTGCTGGATCGGCGTCGCGGCCTGGCTCGCCCCTTTCCCCCCTTTGACCCGGTTGACCCGGCTGACCCGGACGGCCCGGCCTGCCGCAGCTTGCGATAAGCTGCCACCCGCTTCCCGGACACGCTCCAGGATCGTTCTTCTTCGCCATGAACGCGCTGCCGCCTGTCGCGACTATGTCCAGACATCTGTAATGCTCTCCCTCAACAAAGGTCCCCTTGATCTGTGGCATCTGAGCATCGCTTCCGGCACGAGCCAGGCACGCCCAGTCCTCCTCGTGAGAGGGAGGGCGACCGGTATCTGCCTTGGCCTGATAGGTAGAGCCGAGGTGGGTGACGACGACTCCCCTGTAGTGAACCTTTCCGTCGGCGTATTCGATTGTCACAGGCATGAGTCCCATGGCTCCGACATCGCCCTTCTCGCCACGAGGTCCAGCGTCGCCCTTCTCGCCCCGAGGTCCGATGTCGCCCTTCTCGCCACGAGGTCCAGCTTCACCCTTCTCGCCCCGAGGACCGACATCGCCCTTCTCGCCGGCAGGACCGGCTGACCCAGCCTGGCCAGGCTCTCCGGGCTGACCAGGAGGACCCTCCGGCCCTGCCGCCCCAGGCTCTCCCAGGGGGCCAGGAGGGCCGGGAGGTCCGGGAGGTCCCTCTGGGCCAATTGAGCCAGTCTCGCCAGGTTGCCCAGGGTTGCCCGGAGAGCCGTTTCCCCCCGGCTGGCCTGGAGGACCCGCTGGACCCTGCAAACCCTGCTCTCCGGCCGACCCTGAAGGACCAGGCGGCCCTTCTGGTCCAGGTTCTCCAGGAGGTCCCGGCGGACCAGGCGGCCCGGGGTCTCCGGCCGGCCCCAAGGGTCCCTGAGGGCCGGCCTCCCCTGGAGGTCCCTGCGGCCCCTCTCCTCCGGCCTCTCCCTTCTGGCCTTCGGCACCTGGAGGGCCGACCTGACCAGGAGGGCCCGCCTGACCCTCCGGGCCGGGAGGGCCAGGAGGTCCATCGGGTCCAGGGTCTCCCCTCTCTCCGTCCTTGAGTTGAGCGAGACGATCCGTCGTGCTTTTATCGAACTGAGCTCTCATCTCCGAGAGCAACACCTGAGTCTCCGCGACTTTCTGCTTGAGCTCGGCGACAACGCTCGCGGCTTGAGCCATGACGCTCGAGGCTTGAGCCTCGATCAAGGCACGCTCACGATGCCACTGACGCCGCTCTTCATCGAGGACGCCGGCGAGAGCCTCTCGCCAGACGTCAAGTAGGAAGTCGCCGCTGGGCGATTCTGTTGGCTGATGCGATGAGCCGTTTAACTTCTCTAGCGACATCCTTCTGATCCTTCGGCTTGGGAGGAGTGTCGTCGTCAGAGCCAGCTTCAGGTGGAGGAGGCTCGGCGTCCACCGGTGCAGCCGGCTCTGGCGACGGTGGCCCCGGGGCAGCCGGGATGCTGGCGGCAGCACTCAGTGGAACGACCTGCTGCTGAACCCTCGGCTCGTCGCCATACTCGACGGAGTCGTAACCCTCCACGTTGCGAGCCTCGTTGGGAGAGAACACCGCGCCCTGAACGCCGCGGACGAGAGACTCGATCCTGTCCTTCATGGCGATCCTGAGCAGGGCAGAGGTGTCGAGCTCGATGTACTCCTCCGGATAACCCTTGAGCTCATACAGCAAGTCGAACGCCGTCTCGACATGGTTCAACGCAAAGCCTAATCCGCTGGCCAGCCAGAACTGCATCACCGCTTCAGTTGACGCATTGCCAAGACCACCAACACCCAGGATAGCCATCGGGATACGAAACGCCAAGGCGATGTTGTCGTTGCTGAGCTTGAGGATCTCAGCAGTGGCGGCGTCCTTGCCTCCAATGGTCCATGGCATGACCTTGAGGCCGTGAGTCAAGATCGGCGTGCCGCCCTTGTGAAGCCCCTTGGCCTGATCGTTCCACTTGTCCCTGAGGGCTTGAGTTTGATCCTTGTCCAGCGTGAGGTCTGTAGAGAGGACGGCGCTGGGCCTGGCCTCGTTCAGATAGAACTGAGCCTGCTGCTGAGCGATGGCGGCACCCACTCCGATGTCTCCATACGTAGCGGAGATGGGCGACTCTCCCACCAGCGGCTTGGGAAGTCGCGTGCCGGTGTGGAACCTGACGTGCAGTACGTCCCTGGCCGGAACCTTGATCGGATATTCATAGCCGAGAAATTGCAGTCGCTTCTCTATGACGTCGTTGCCGCAGAGGTTGTAGAACACATCTCCGGTCTTAGCAACCATGGGATAGGACAGATTGCTGTCCATCAAGTGAAGCTCGTCTATCTCGTAGCGAGAGTTCCTCAGCGCCAGGGCATAGCCATTGCCGTCGAGGTAGAGCCACCTCACCAGGTTGAGCATGAAGTCGCTGGCAGTCTGATAGTCGTTCGGGCTCTTCAACACTCGAGAGAGCGACGATGTCGTAACCCTCTCCCTGCCTCCCTTCTTTGTCGCCAGCCAGTGAGTACCTGGGCACATGGCCACTGTCTGAGAGTACGCGCTGACGCAGGCCTCGACCATCGCAGACCGACCAGTGTTGCTGATCGGGTTATAGCCCAGCTGCCACCAGTTCATGTAGCTGCCGACGTCGGCTGGCAGCCATCCTCCCGTCACGGGCAGATAGTACGGCCCGGGGCGATAGTCGCCCTCACCCTTGACGATGAGGGCGACGAAGTTCTTGATGAGAGCGAGACGGCTCACGACTGAGGCGGCTGAGGCGCGCGTTGACGCGGCTGAGGCTGAGCTGGTCGCTCCTGACGAGTCAGGTAGCCACTCGCCCCACCTCCTGCCATGTGCTTGGCATACTCGACTGTTCCCTCCTCGGGGCTGCCATCTGGCTCGAGCTTGTCAACGCTGGCACCAAGCTTGAGAAGGTCGTTTTCTTCTTGAGTCGGTGTGGGCTTCCAGCCAGTCTCCGCTCTGGAGCGCTCCTCTCTTGCATCCTTCAGCTCCTTGTCGTCGGTCAATTTCTTCTTGGCCGCCTCTGTGGCATTCCTTGCACCTTCGCTTTTCGCCATGGATACCTCCTTTGGCGTTTGTTCAGGGACAACCCTGGCTCTGGATCTGAGCCAGGGGCAGTTCTGTTTTTACCAGGAGACGTTGTCGACCCAGGCCACCACGCCTGGTCTGCGGATCATCCAGTTGACCGGGAGGATCAGCCTCAGTGCCATCGAGTCAGTCTGCCACAGGCTCCTGACCGGAGCCGCCACGACGTTGGGAGTACCAGCCGTGCTAATGGCCAGAGGATTGGTGTCCTCCATGTGGATGGTCGCCTGGTCGCTGATCTCGAAGCGAGGCGAGTCGCCTCCAACGCTGACGAAATCGCCGGCGTCCATGGCGATGACGTCACCGATCGGAACCGAACCAGAGTCGATGATGGGCCAGCCCTGAAGCTGTCCCCTGTTGATCTGATCCTGGAACGGGAACACTCCCGTGCCGGTAGCCTGAGTGAGACTCGCACTCATGACCTGCTGCGGGTTCATCAGCCAGACCGGGTTCCTGAGGTTGCCGTTGGTGGCCGTCAGCAGGGCCCCGCTGATCTGCTTGATGTCGCCGACGAGGGCTGCAAAGCCACCGCCTGCAGTAGGCGTCAGGCCAGCAACACCGGCGAGGATGCCGGCTGGCCTGATGACGGTGGCGGCAGTAGCGTCGATCAGCACCGCATCCATGCTGACCGCGGTGTCCTCCGCGATGGCATCCCTGAGCAGGCCCTCGATCTGAGGCACGCTATGCTCATCGATCTCCCTGGTCCAGCAGGTGATCACGGCCATCTTCTTGGGCGTCAGGGTCTGGGCAGTGAACGCACCCTGCCTGACCGGGATGGGGAGACCCTCACCGACAAAGCTGCCGGCAATGGTTGGAGTGGTGGACCTCGTCGGGATGCTGATCTTGCCAGCGGTCCCGAAGGACATCTGCAGGCCCGCGGCACTGAGTCGCGGATAGATGCTCTTCTTGGGCAGGGTCGCCATGTAGGCCGAGAACAGGGTCGTCACCAGCTCCTGTGCCCATCCAGCCAGGGCTGTCGTAGCCGGAACCGTAGCGGCCTTGGCAGTGTAGGCCATCATCACCCGAGTGACTTCGTCTTCACCGTAGACTGCGCGACGAATCTCCTCGATCGGCTTCTTCTCCCGGTGAGAGAGTAGCTGGACCACGCCCATCCTGACCAGGATGTCGATGGGGTCCATCTGCTTCCTGCCGATGTTGAAGTTGAAGGGTCGCGGTCCAAACGATTCTCGAGCGATGACTTCTCCACTGGCTCCATTGCCACCATTGGGAGAGGCTGGCTTCCTGGTGGAGAACGGCACCAGGCTCCTGCCGCCGTCGTCGGCAGTCTGAGCCAGGTTCTTCTCGGTGTCCTTCAGGATCGCCAGCGACTTCTCATGCTTGGCGATCTTCTCATTGAAGTCTCGAGTGACGTCCATCTCCTCATCAGTGACGTCGGTGTCATCGATAGAGTCGATGTGCTCCTGAAGCTGACCTCTCAGCTCCACAAGTCTCTTCTCGGCATCTTGCACTCTCTGTGAAAGCGACATGTGAGTCGCTCCTTTCATCGATACGATTGTCTTGGCTTTCCCGCCGCTCCCCTCCCGCCTCACCAAGTCATCCCCTTTGCCTTTCCCGGCGAAGATGAACTTGATGCCTTCGGGAGAAACCTTCATCGACTTTGCCACAGCCAGTGCGTTCGGATTGGCCGGAACGCTGACCAGGCTGGTCTCCATCAGCTTCTGTCTGAGATACCTGAACGGACCGAAGTACGGATCAGACTTATCGTCCATCGGCTCCTTTTTCTTTGGCTTGAATCCCACGCTGGCCGCTCGCAGTACGCCGGCCTTCACCAGCCTGCTGATCTCGTCGATCCTCTCGCTGGTGCCGTCGGGAGCCGGTACAAATGTTCCCAGCAACTTTTTCTTCTCCACCCTGACGTTCTTCCAGTTGCCGATGATGAAGTCTGGGTTGTGACCGAACAGTGCAATCGGATTTGACTTGAACTCGTCCAGCTCCCAGCCGTCTGACATGATGATCTCATCCATCCTGTCCTCGCTCTCGTCGCTGAGGACAAAGTCAAAGCCAGTGCCCTTGGTAACTCGAGCCCTCCTGATGATGTCGTCGGCAGATTTGACGCTGCTCTCCTCCCACATCAGGTCGCAGGTCTCCTCGTCCTCGTCCTGAGTGCAGCGCTCCATGAAGTCTTCATAATCCTCGTCGTCGCGCGGAGGTGACACCCTCAGCTTCAGGGAAGTCATGAGCAATCTCCTATTACATCCTGCAGAACGCCAGCGACGTATTCAGCACCTGACAGATCGGCCAACCCTCCTTGGTCAGATCGTCGACCACTGGCTTCACTTCCACAGCGGCACCGCTACGATAGTCGTGCCACATCACCACTCCCCCAGACCTGACCACCGATCTAGCCAAGCGACTGTCGTGCCTGACGACCTCCTCGCTGTGGTCCCCGTCAATGAAGACGGCGTCACATTCAGGGAGGTCCCTCGGCTCCAGGTCCAGCGTTCCTCTGTCTCTGACAATCAGCTCGAACAGGGGATCGTCCTTGACGAGGTGGCCGGGTCTCTCCACCGTCTCGCCAACCTGACTACTGAGCGCAGGCCTGTACGACACGGGGACGTCCACTCCAACGTATCTCTCCAGTGTCGGCACGTTGCGAAGCAGGACCCTGGCAGTCCTCCCGTCTCGGCATCCAAACTCGATCATCGTCTTGGCACCCTGTGCCAGTGCAACGATCACCTCCATCTCTCCATGCGCCAAGTACTGACGGTGAAGCCCCAGCCAGTCGATGGGCCTGACATCGAGCTCGAACCTGGCGACTATACTTGGCACAGCGCGCTCCCCCAGTCTCCCGGAGAGGTTTGTCGGCAGAGCCTGAACCACGGATAGAACGGATTTCCGTCCCACCTCCAGCTCGACCAGTGAGGCAGCAGCACGCTGACCCTCGGGTGACCCACGGCTCCAGCCACGTGAACCGCCGCGGTATCGATCACCACGATATCGTCCATCAGGTGGATCAAGGCAGCCACGTCAGAGAAGTCTCTCAGGCCGCAGACCCTGACGCCAAGCCTCTCGGCCTCCTCCCTGCCTTGAACCTGAAGGCTGAACAAATCTATATTCCCTCCGAAGGCATCGACCATCAGATCGATGGGAATCGATCTTGGATAGTCACCGTCGTACACCGCCCCAACCGACCAGGCAATCCCCACTCGCCTGCGAGAGGCGGCACCAAGCTCTAGCCTCCAGTGATCGATCAAGCCAAGGTCCACCGACAAGAAGTGTCGCTTGACTGGAACCGTCTCGGCAGTTTGATCCAGCAGGTGAAGCAGGGACATCATCGGACAATAGAAGTCTCCATCGTCACCCAGGGCGGCGGCTCCAGCGACGAGGCTCCTCAGCTCTGCCGGGACGGAGAGCCTAACGTCGGCTCCCATGGCCCTCAGCTCAGGGACGTAGCGAAGCATCATGACAGTGTCGCCGAAGCCGGCGTCGTGAACCAGCAGGAGTCGCTTGTTCCTGACCTCCTCTCCTCTCCAGAGCCTGATGCCTCGCTCTGCAGCGGCCTGGCACAGCGGCGGCAGGGAGAAGTCCAGTCGATCCTCATAGTCCCGGAAGCCCTCTCGCCACCTCCCCATGTGAAGCAGCGTCAGGCCGCGATTGAACCTGGCTCTGGTCGTAGCAGCCAGGGCGATCGCTGCGTCGAACTCGTCGAGGGCCACCTGCCACAAGTTGGCCTTGAACGCCTCTATGCCAGCGCTGTAGTGAAACAAGTAGTCTTCGATGTCAACGTCGTTCCTAGAGAAGCAACGACGATTCAGAGACCCATCCCTGGACGCCACCAAGATGCCGTCGTCTGGAGCGACAACCCTCTCCCCGTTCTTGCCAGTGACATCTATCACCTCTCCACTACTGGTCAGCGCTCGCCAGCCGCGCTCGGTCTCCTCCCGGGCGAGAAATGAATCCGGCACTGGCATGTTCATCCGATCAATGCGTCCACATCGAACTTGAAGTCGACCGGCTTGTTCTTCACCATAGCCGTACTCAGGGCCATGATCAGAGCCACGACGGTATCGATGTTCCCCATGTACGCCCTGCTCTTGTCGAACTTCCTGCCGCCGGCTGGGTCTCGCAGGATGATGACGTTGTTGGCACACCAAGTCAGCACCGGGTTGTTGCCGTGCCTGAGCTTGGCCCTGGAGACCAACCTCTCGAGGAGGTCCACCGCCGGTGACATGTCCTTGAAGCCCTGGCCATGCTCCACCAGGGGAACGCTGCAGCCAATCTTGTCGAGCTCTCGCTTGAGGATGTCTATCCTCCACCTGTCGAAGCCAAGACCCCTGATGGGATTGATGGCGTTGATTCTTGCTATCTCTCGAGCGATCACCTCTGGATCGGTGGTCTTTCCCACCGGGATGATGTAGCCGCTGCGACTCCACGCCTCGTACGGCGCTCCGTCAGTGTTGCTCCTCTCGTCCAGGTCACCAGGCACCCAGGTGTAGCACTTGGCATGAACGTCACCGTCGACTATGTCCTCCCTCACTATGGCCAGGCTGGAGTGATCCTGAGTGTTGCCCAGGTCGAGTCCGGCATAGACGTGGTCTCCCGGCTTGATCGCCACAGGCTTCTCGCCGCAGGCCTTCCAGTCGGCCTTGCTCATGAACCTGGACTCGGCAGAGACCCGCTGGTTCAGGATCAGGTTCCTGAAGGCGTTCTCCTGAGACGGTATTCGCTGAGCCTGGGAGGCCAGGCGCTTGACGTCCTCCAGGCTCCTGAAGTCTCCCAGCGCGGGATTCGCCGCGACCCACGCCTTCTTGCTCCACGGATCGACATCGTCTTCTGCAGCGTACAGCGTCAAGTGAAAGTGAGGGTCCTCGATCTCCTCGGCGTTCACCTTCAGGCCGTAGTCGATGAGCTGAGACAGCGGAGCCGCAGAGGAGGCAGCCTGAGTGCTGATCACCAGCATCAGCGGAGACGCCCTGGCCCCCATCGCACTGTCCATGGCCTCGTACAGCTCCCTGCTCGTCGCCTGACCGAGCTCGTCGTAGACCACGAACGACGGACTGAGACCCATCTTGGTCTCGGCCTTCGCCGTCAGCGTGGCATAGATACTGCCGTTGATCAAGTCCTCGATGCCCTTGGTGAACCTGCTGATGTTGGTCCGAGCGGTGAGCCAGGCGTGACGATCCACCATCGCCGCCATCTCGTTGAAGATCTTTCCGGCCTGGAACCTGTCGTTGGCGCAGGCATAGACCTCTCCCCTGCCCTCTGACTCCGGGCCGCAGAGGTGGCACAGCGCCAGGGCCGCCGCCAGTTGAGTCTTGCCGTTCTTCCTTCCCATCGAGAGGATGGCCGTGCGAACTATTCGCTCTCCACCCTCCTCTCGATATACTTCGTTGATGAAGTCCTTCTGCCACTTCCTGAGCCTGAGTCTCTGTCCCTCATCCCTTCCACTAGTGATGGTCAGCTCTTCGCAGAACACTATCACCCTCTCGGCTCGCGTGATTCTCTGGTTGCTCCAGGGTGGCTTTCCGTTGATGAGTTCGACCGGAGTGATGGGCCGCCTGAGGAGGCTTCCGAAGCCCTGCTTCTTGGAGGGCCTGCCCACCTTCTTGATCTTGATCGGCTTGGCGCCGATACCCCTGAGACCCACTTACGCCTCCACAGTACCCTGATCCCTTCACAGAACCTGCACGGAACCGAGCGGCTCACCCGATCAACTCCACCCAGACCAGCCAATGGAGGAGGATGAGCCGCTCGTCCTCTGAATCGCAATCGTCCCGCCGGTGCGGCGGAGGAGGCCTTCGAGCGGGGACGGACTGCGACAGAGCCTCATCTCACTATCACCAGCCTCGGCGTACCCGTATCTACAATTCCAATGAGACCGAGCAGGAGGAGGATCAACAGGATGATCCCAAAGACGATGATGATGGTTCTAGCCACTTCCCTGAACGGCTGAAACATCGGTACGGTGTCGACAAGATATATCAGCAGCCACAGCACCACGCCAAGAACTACGACGTAGAGGGCGAACATGACTAGGGCAGCAATCATTGCAACCTCCTCACTTCACCAGGGCAAGTCGCCTGGTCGCACTCGTTACTGACGCAGCGACCAGGAACGGATCGGCGTAGACCTGAACCTCTCCGATGAGCGGAGTGTGAGTGACTCCTCCGATGACCACCCTGAGGCTGTAGTTGTAGGCGAAGTTCTTCAGCGTGGTCGTTACCACCGAGGGGACGAAGACCGAGAGCTTGCCAGCCGTCGGATCAGTCAGCGAGATCGAGACATCGCCGGTGTTCACCACAGGGTTCATGCCGTGACGCATGACCCACTCGATGGGAGGGTTGCCGCTGAGGTTGTACGGGTTGCCATCGATGTCCAGCAACGTGACCTTGAACTCCCAGTCGTCGCCGCCAACGAGTTGAGGAAGCATCGTCATTGAACCATCCACCTCGGATGCCTGCCAGTAACACTGATCGGAGCATTCAGCCTGGCCACCAGTTCGATCGGGGCATTCAGCTCTCCATCCTCATCGATGACCGAGGCGAAGTCTCCGACGACGATTATCTCCACCCACCTATTGCCGGTCGAGAGGAGGACATCGGCTCCCTCCACAGCCTCAAGGAAGGCGTTGTTGACCAGCTCGGAGAAGAAGAACGCCCTGTCGCTCCGCTCCGTCGCCGTCAGCTCTCCGGTGACCTCATGAGGAGCCGAGAACGCGGCGTCGTCGCCGGCCTCCTGAGCGGCAAGAGTCGCCACCCACCTGACTTGACCAGAGAGGGTCGCCTGGTCGTGAGCCTCAGTCGCCGCCAGGTCGGTAGTGAAGCTGACCTGACCAGAGATGGCCGCCGCATCAGAGACCTCCTGGGTGGCCAGGGAGGTTAACCATTCAACACCGCCCAGGAGGCTGGCCGCGTCTCTGACTTCGAGAGCGGCCAGGACGGCGACCCAGCGAACCGTACCAGCAAGCGATATAGAGTCGCCGACTTCAATCGCAGAGAGCGTCGCCATCCAGGCGACAGAGCCAGCCAGGAAGGCTTGATCGCCAGCCTCGGCGACAGAGAGCGTACCCGCGACGCCAGTTATGCTGCCGCTGAGGAGGGCATTGTCAGCTCCCTCTACCCCAGACAGGCTGCCGAGGATGTCCTCGCCGATAACGGCGCCGAGCAGGGCGGCAGTGTCCCTGGCCTCAGTGGCAGCGAGCGTGCCGAACCACTCAACTCTGCCAGTGACGCCGGAGGAGTCACCAGCCTCGACAACCGACAGCTGCGCCAACCAGGTGACAGAGCCAGAGGAGGAGAGGGTATCGCTACCCTCTATCGCAGCGAGGGTAGCGACCCACCTGACCTGACCGGAGAGGGTGGCTGCATCACCCGCCTCCTGGACGACCAGGTTTCCAAACCACTCGACCCTGCCACTGACACTGGCAGAGTCGTTAATCTCCTGAGCAGCCAGGGCAGCGATCCACTGGACAGTGCCAGAGAGCACTGCAATGTCGCCGACCTCCTAGGAGGCCAGGGCGGCCAGCCACCG